AGCCTGCTCGGCTGCTCTTTGTGTATCGTATATAACAGCGCCACCGAAGTTGATATTGAAAACCATTGAGCTAGTCTCTGCTTCTTCACGCTGTGGACTTGGTGCAGTTTGTGGACTTCCAAGGGGTGATAATGCACCGCCACCGCCGCCACCTCGGCCCGCTCTTGATATGGCAGTATTAGCGCTATTTGTCAGACCTGCACCCGCCGCACCTGCTAAAGCGGCCGCACCTGCAAAGACACCAGCGGCCGCAAAGTGATTGCCCGCCAAAGCTGGCGCTATAAATAAGGCACTAATCCCTTTAGCGGTTTCCATCATCGATTCAACGGCGGCCTCTTGGCCAAGCCCCTTCAAGATCTGTCCAAACATTAAAGGCATGGCTTGAGATTGTTGAGCTCTAATCTGTTGGCGTTGTGTCTCATAGTCCTTAGTGATGTTTGTGATCTCTTCTTCTTTTTGTCTGACTAGTTGAATGTCATTTGAAGCTTGAGCGTTGATCATCTCTTCTCTTGCTCTACCAACATTCTCCTCAAGACTATATTTCAACTCTTCAAACTGAAGATCAAATTGGCCCGCATCAACTAAGCTTTGATAGATTGCGCTGGTGCTAGTCTTAGCCAGGTCTTCAGTCATTCCCTTCATCTTTTCAATGCTCGCATTAAGCGACTGATCTAAGATGTCTTGACGTTCAAGCGCTTGTCTGCGTTGAAGCTCGGTGATTTGCTCTTGAGTATACTCCGCCATACCAAATTCTTTTTGATAGCGTATATCGAGCAAAGCGAGTTCTCTAGTCGTTTGATCTTCTATCCGTTGAGCGTCAAACGCCATTGTTGACTCGATGAAGCTTTGGCGCTGTTTAGCTAGTCGCTGTTGTTGATCTTGTTCAGCCTGCTCATCTTGAAGCCTTAACTGCTCATCTTGCTTCTCTTTATCAGTTTGAATCTTAGTTAATGCGTTTTGATAGCGCATCTCTGCAATGAGCCTTAAGTTTTGGTTATTTTCCGCTTGCTTAAGTTCGTCCTGGTATCTCATCTCAAGAAGATCTTGAACCTCAACCCCCTCAAGTGAAAGTTGCTGATAACCTAGTTCTCTAATCGTTTTTAGTTCTGCTTGATTCTGTCTTTCAATAGCGGCCCTCTTGGCTTGATAAGCGGCGGCCCTTGCCATTCTCTTTGAGCGCTCTTTTTCTTCTTCTGCTTCCCTCTTTTGACTAGCCGCTTCTCTTATGTCCTCTCGATCTTTAACCCCTCTCTTTTTAATGATTGATCTTTGATTAAGATTTTTAAGCTCTGCTTTTAATCTATCATTAAGATCCTTAATATATTCTTCATTGTCGTCATCTTCAGCTCGCTTTAACTCAAGATCAAATAAAGCTCGCTTCTCTTTCTGTAAACTTGCAAAAGCTTTGACTTGCTCTTCCGCTTCTGTGGTTTCCTGACTCATCAGTCGAAGTGCATCAAGCCTAGCTTTGTTCTCTTTTATAAGAGCCAACCTCGCTTCAGTGCTCCGCTCTTCAAACTCTTGTTCTTGTTTAGCGGCTGCTTTTATATCTGTCTCTACCTGGTGTTGTTCAGCTCTATAACCCTTTAGCTTTTCTGTTAGCTTTGCTCTTGCTTTTGCAAGTTCCTTGTCAAGCTGAGGAAGTCTTCTAGTTGCTTCAAGATAAGCTGTATTTGTGGTAAAAGTCTCTTTTGCTACTGCTTGCTGGTGCTTGCGTTGTTCAGATAGTAAATCATTATATTTTTCCATCGCTGGCGTGACTTTGTTAGTCATGCTTGTTTCAAGCTGATCTTTTGCGAACTGAGCTTTAATAGTCATCTCAGTGAACTTTTGGAGTTCTTCACCAGTGGGGATTACCCCTTTTTCAGCTAGCGCTTCAAGCTTGCTTTGTAGGTCACTAGCCGCCGCCGCCATGTTTTCTTCAGCCCGCTCCGCCTCTTCAGCGGCACCCGATATATTTAGAAAAGTTTCATATAAGGCATACCCCGCCGCTACCACTGCACCAATAGCGGGCAACATTCCTATCATACTAGTTCCGCTCATTTTAAACGCTTGACCAAGTCCTTTGACTGAACCGACCATTTCAGTAACATTGCCAGTCAAGCTTCCAAGACCTTCACCAAGTTTTGAATTGTCCTTTTCAAAGCGCTCCGCCATTGCCGCCGAAGTCTCACCGATAGACTCGAAACCTTCAACCGCTTCTTCTGTTCCTGTTAAGACGACATCAATTTCAACTGTATTGTCAGCCATGTCTTCCCTCTTTCATTGCTCGCTCTTGCGCTCTATATTGCGCTTCTTCTGTTTGAGAGTGTATCACATCAACAGCTTCAAGTAATGCACAGGATGGAGAAGGGTAAGTGTCGCTTATCTTTGCCAAGCCTGCCCTATGCCGATGATACGCTTGAACTATACTTGCTAGTTTATTCGATGAAGCGACTGGACAAGATCTAATCTTATAATCAGAGTACGCTTCTCCACAGTCGGGCGCTACTCGATAACCAGGTACATATAAACCTTGATCATCCTCTTGAACTTGTGGAAGACCACGAATAAAAGCCCCGCCACAATTACCTCTTAATCGTCTAAGTCCTTGTTTAGCTTGGCACTGTTCACACGACCAAGCGCGCCCTCTTGAGTGACTAAGCCAAACAGAAGACGCGAGTGCTATTTTCCCTCAATGCCCAAAAGGCTTATCCGTTGGATATGCATAACTAGCTCACTAATCGCTTGAACCCTAAAAGAGTCAGGTCTGATATTATTAACAGTGTCAACGGTGGCCTCTTCATCATTGATCATAGTCAAGCTTGCTCTCACCATCTCAATATATACTCTTGATAGATAGGCTTGGTAATCGCTCATAGCTTGACGCTCATCATCTGTTAAGGCGTGATGCCATCGAGCTCGCTCTTTTGTTTCACTTGGCGCTTCGACCCATAGGAGTCTACCAAGTTCACTTCTCGTATATGCGCCCGCTTTGACTTCTGCCTCCTCACGTTCGGCGGGTGATAATGCTTTAAGTTTGAACTTAGTTGCATCAACACCAATCTCACCAAGGTCATCAAGATCACCACTTGAAAGATATTGAGTTCTCTCTTTATCAGTCGCTTTGATTGACGTGTCACAGGTGATTACCACTTCTAAAAATAGTTCAGATGATGTGAGGAAGTTTAAAGCCATTTCAGATTCCTAAGCCAATTCTAAAGGGAGAGTTACCAGCGTTTGCTTCATAAGCTAGTGTTGAGAAGTCACCAGCGTATCGTGATTGCTGATAGGTCAATTGCTGTCTTACAATATCATTACCACTCACATCATACACGTTAGGATCAACGGTTAACATACCAGCGGGCAACATAATTGCACAACCTTGACCATCTCCTTGAGGGCCTGTCCCAACTAAGACTTGGCGAACTAAGCGATTAAAGAAGTCATCTTTAATGGTAGTGTTAACAGTCGAAAGAGTCAGGCTCAACTCTACACTCACATCACTAATCTCCATTCCCGACATGGCAAGGATGGAGTTTGAATGGCTCAAAGGCGTGAGCGTGTTAGTGTATGTCAAACTAAAGTCTTCAGCATCAAGATCGATTCGGCCAAGTGCATCAGCTGAAGTTGCATTTGTTAAGCTTGATGGAGCGGTTGAACTAACCACGACATAAGCACCTCTAAACAATGGAGCTGCTCCGCTATTGTAGGCGGGCTCAACTGGCCCTGTTGCGCTTGCGTGATCATCGGTAATATAAGCCGCTTGATAGGTGAACTCTGCCATTAATCGACCATTGTCGAGAGTGATATTCATAGACTCAAGAACGCAACCATAAGCCATAGTTAAGAAGTCAACGCCTTCAATCCTAAAAGCAACGGAACTTTCAAAGTCACCTGTTAAAGTTCGGCTTGGAGTGTACCAGGTTTGAAGGCCTCTTACCGCCGTGTAACCTGTAGCGCTTAGAGCAGGCGAGATCTTAACATCACCACCATCATCATTGTCAGTCATTGCGCTGTATTCCGCTCGACCGTTGAGCGTTGTACTTATTAAAGTCCCAATGTCAGCAATGGCGGGCCCGCTTGCTGGAGTGTATGAATTAACATTGACCGCTGTGACTGTATCACTGGCCACACTTGGAATCTTGGTTTTGAAGCCAGCTCCAAGAAGACGACCAAGATAGTTGGCTGAATAATCAGCGCTTGCAGATCCAACGGTGGTTAAGTCAACTCGACAAACGATTTGACCTGTACGTCTTCTCACTCGACTTCCACCACTCCAAACAGTATCGGGCTCACTTGGTACAAAGTAAGAGCCGTCTCTTGCATCATTGCGCTCGCTCACAATAGGTTCGCCAGCGATGACAATGGGGTCACGCTCGCAAGGGATAGAAGTGAAAGACAAACCGCTTTGAGCTGGTAGGCCTGTTGAAGCGTCAAGACTACCAAAGCTTGACTCAGTAGCAATAGAAAGTGATCGATGTGTAACAGCCATTTTAAGCCTCCAAATATAAAAGATCAAAGGGAAGGATTAGCACAAAGCCAAGCCTATCACCCTGAGAATCAAGGATTGATTCAATGCTTGCTTGACCTGGAATCAAGCTTACTATGCCAGTGGTAACTAGCGAATATTGTGGCCCTTTGAGAGTGTTGATAAGATTCGAGCAGTCTTCATTCATTAAGCGCAAAAGGAAGCCATCATCTTGGGGGATATCGTACTTCACTCGACAAAGTATCCTTGCTCGCTTGCGACCGCTTAACCCTGCCATACCATCATCTTGAGCAAGTCCATCAACCCTTAACTCAAAGTAGCGTGTTGAGTTTGGACGGTCATCAAGTCGGACTGTTAAACCACCGCCACGATTGACAGCAACAAAACCATGATGAGCGTCTGTCTTTGGCGTGATTCCTTGGACTAGGTCTTCTAAATATTCAAGTGCTTTGAAAGTACCTTGGCTCATTTGAGTTTATTCCTTAGATCAATCTGAACGCTCTTGACTAGTATATCAATTTCACCTTGGGTGAGTCCTATGAACTCCCGATATTCATTGACCTCATATCCATATTGAGCGTGTTCAGTTAAGCCAATCTTAAAGCCGTTGGCGGTCGCCTCTTTTACTACAAAGTTATTCAGCATATTTCCACTTAGCACCAGATCAACGCTTGCAGACTCACCACCGCCACCTCTTTTCCTACTCTCTTCTTTATACTGTGCATAACCTTTAGCGTAATAAATGCTTTTCTTAGTTCGAGACTTGCGACCGCCCTTTGGTTTTAATCGAGCACCTTTGAGTGGAACGTATATAGGACTAGTCGAGTAGTCTTTAAACAGTTGGCCATTTGCATCAACGCCTTTGCCGGTTCTAATCTTAATCTGTGCAAGCGTATTGGAAGCAAGGCGAGCGCTATCCTTGGCCGTCCATAAGCTTCTCGGTAGATTAAGTTTAACATTGGCCGCCATTGTTAGTGCCTCATGCCTCTCGCAGGAGTGAAGAAAGAATCATTTGCGCTCTTGCTATAAGTTCTCCAACTAGCTCGAAAGTCGCGACTTGATCCGCCAATCTTGCTCAAGTTCTCCTCTCCTGCATCAACTATGCCATCACCATCCAAGTCCAAAGCGACTCCTGACAAAGCACTATCAAGAAGCTCATGACAACGGTTTCTCATAGTGTCAGCTGTATCAAGCTGAAGACTTAACTCATAGATTCTAGCGGCTGCACAATACATATGAGCAAGCTTAAAAGTCTCAGCATTAAAGACTTCATCTTCAGTGATACTATTAGCGCTTACTTTGTCTCTAATATATAAAGCGATCTCTTCAAGACTAGCTTTGATCTGTGCTTTGAAGTCACTTTGTCTCCTTGGAATCATGTCGGCTAGATTGGCAAATGTACCAACTAACTCATCATGATCAAGGCCAGTGTCAAAAGGTCTTGGCGTAACTTTGATTAGGCCCTTCTCTAGCTTGATATGGTTTTGACTTCCAAGATCAGCGGAGAATGTAATTGTATATGGGTAATATCCATTAACGCCTGCCACTAAGACACTTGTGACAGTTGCATAATACATCGAGAATACAAGAGTAGCTGAAGTACTCAAGTCAATCTCTCTCGGTAAAGGCTCGGCTAGTATCGCAGTTGTGCCAACTACTCTTGAGATGGTGACTGAGAACCATGTATCACCATTAGTGACTAAGCTTGCTTTGGCTTGATCTCTATGAAGAGCGGTAGTACTTGCATTAAGTGTCAATGTTCTTCTGTCAGTAGCGATTGAAGAAACTGTCACATCACTTCGGCTTTGAGTCATGGTGACATTATATGCACCCGCTCCGCCTGTTACTTCTAAAGTTGGATCAGCGCTTAGAGGACTTGGTGCACTCCACTCAAACAAATAATCTTGGCCTGTGATTGCTTTTCTCATTTGCGCTTTGCTCCTCTGTTTGCCTTGCTTATGTCTGACTGAGTGGCCTTGGTTAGTTGAGCGGCCTCCATGAATCCTTCAGTCACAGGACTCCAAGAATGTCGACAGTTATAGCCACCGCCTCCAGTGATCACCGCTAATCCTTGCCCATTATTGAGCTTGTTCATTTGCTTTTGATCTACCACTAAGCTTATCAATGCTCGACAGAATGGCCGAGTGATTCCATCTTTTGGGCCTGTGTATAGATAGTGATCAAGGCCCGCCGCCTCGGCTGTCGCTGAGGTGATACCTCTTCCAAATTGAGATATTCTTGTTTTGACTTCGGTGAGCTGTCGGCCTTCTGATCTTTCAAGCCTAGTTTGTAAATTGCTGACTACTATTTCAATAGGTACATCAGCCATCAAGTCTCGAACACCTTGATTGATGCTTTGCTTGACATCAGGCAAGATCACTTCATCAAATACAGCTTGTGCACTAACTGACTGTATAGCATCAAGTTGATTGCCAACTTCACCAAAGTCAAAGTCAGGATCAATCGCTTCAAATGTTCGCTTGACTGTTTGTCTTATTTTATCAGCTTGGTCTATGTACTCATCAACTGCAAGTCCATATCCACTCTCTAAAATAAACTTAACCAACTGCTCATCATCGTAACTTTGGATTGACCAAATGAGTGCAGATTGTGAGGCCGCTTTAATGGTCTTCAATAGTGAAGAGTTAGCGGCTTTAATTGTTTTCTTAAATGCTGTCTCTGCTGAGACTTCAGCTTTAAGTTGGTCACGTCTTGCTCTTGTTAATGTGGCCATAGGCCCGCTTTGAGACTTGGCTTGTCTAGTCAAGTCTTCAATCGCTTCCTTATCAGCGTCTTTCTCAGCTAAGAGAAGAGCTTGGCCACATTGACAATTCATCTTATAGACAGTCTGTGATGATGTAGCCTAGTGTTGAATCAACGGCATGGAATACGTTAATTTCCTCCGCCCATACATATCTTCTTATACCGTCATTAGAGTCCCATTGGCCCGATTCAATTGGCTGATATTGAAGATTAAGAGCCGCCACTGGCATTCCTTTGACATTACCGCTCTTTTGTACAATAGCATCCGATCCATGAAGGATACCCATGAACAAGCTGTCACCTGTCCAAATGTAACTTTCATTAGCGGTCGCACCTGGGACGGCGGTATCTTGTCGAGCTTGTCCAACATAGACATTTGGAATACCAAGAACATCACGAAGCACCTCAAGAACCGCCTCATCATTTAAGATGCGATTACCGCTTGCGATACCTGCCGATGAGCTTCCAACATACCCACGCACCTCGGGATTGCGAGCAAGCTGGCGAAACACTTCACGACCCATCACTAAAGAGTCAGGATTGATACCATGAGCGGCAGCAAAGACCGTATCTTTAAGCTCATGCAAATCAGACAAAGGTTCAGCCCCAGCAACATTCCATTTGCCGCCAAATTCAGCGGTACAATTACTGTCTGAGAAATTAGTTGTCCCAAATAGAAGATCAGCTGCTCGTTTCTCTCGTGCAAGCTTAACCGCTCTTGCGATCTTCTTGGCCATACGAGCCTCTTCACTGCCAGGATATTGACTATCTCGGATGTCTAGCATGGCGATTGCTTCTCGAACACCGTACGGATGAGCCATGTATGTTTGACTTGAGCGATCAAAACCACCAATTGTCACGCGAGAAGCGCCTGGTGCTCTTTGAATGTCAAGGCCTGCCGCCGCTCCTGTAAAGTTTCGTGACTCCTCTAGTAAAAGAGTTCCACTTCTTTGAGGAATCGTGATGTTTTCAAAGACCTTATCAGCGATTAATTGGTTGTCGCTAGGGACTGCCTCGCCTACAAGACTAGTTAAGATTTCGTCTACTGGATGTAGATTGCTATATGATGAAGCCATGGTTTATCTCCTTAAGGTTCTACAACGGTCGGGCCAACAAACATAACCAAGATCTGGTCACCGTCTGCGGCGGTAAATTGATTAGTGTTTGAGATCATGCGACAAACTGCAAAGTCACCAGTTGCAACTGTCTCAACTTTGCCAGTAGTGCCTGTGACAGCTTTTAATCTTGGATCGGTTGCCGCTGTGATTGCACCGCCAGCGATTACTTTGCTTAATCCAGCGGTCACAACTTCAACAGCGTCACCCGAAGCAACTGCTCTTTGAGCAATACCCACGCAAGCTTTATCAGTTCCAACAGCTGTAATTTGTACTTTGCCCGCCGCATCTTGGGACACTAGAGCAAACTCAGTGATTGCACCGCCTGCAATGAATGTTTGAATCGTATTATTTAATGGCATGATTATTTCTCCATTGCCTTGGTGTAGTAGTCAGTTTCATTCTTTTGAAAATAGTTTAGAGCTTCTGAGTAAGTGATTGATTTCTCACGAGACATCTCACGAATCTTCTCATCAAGACTGTTCTTATTGATCTCTTCACCGCTTGCGCCATGACCAACTTCGACAAGAGGCACAGCGCTGTTGGCTTGTCTCTCATTGAACATTTGCCAAAACTCAGCTTGAAGATCTTTGAGCTCGTAAGCTTTACCAGCCACGTTAGTCTCACTTGGTGCAATCTTGCCTTCATTGAGTAGCGCATTGACTGCATTTGTCTTTTCAATCTCAGCCTTCTCAGCTTCAATCTTGGCGACTTTCTCACGAAGTGTTTTGACTTCACTGAGCAAGATAGAGTCAGTGAGCTTTTCACTAAGCTTCTCAGCCTTAAGCTCTTCTTTCTCTTCTTCTTCTTTGTCCGAGTCGGTCGAGTCTTCGGCCATTGCTTCAGTCTCTTCTTTGTCGTCTGCTTCTGTATTCATGGAAGCTTCTGCTTCAAGAGTCATCTCTTGTATTTTCTGCTCAAGTTCTGCCACCATTGCATCTTTTGCGATAAGCATTTGGCGGAGTTCTTCAACAGGCATCTCTTCAATGTTATCCATCAAAGTTGTCCTTTCGTTTAAAGTAACCCGCTCGATTTTGTCGTGTGACTGAGCAGGTCGGGGAGTAAGTGTAATTGCTAAAAGTTGAGCGTTTCCGATCTTTGATCCGCCATCTCTTGAATAGACTTCGCCATTGAGAAACTCAGGTGAAGACCAAAGAAGACCGCCCGCTGACTTGACCACGTCAAGGCCTCGCTCATTATAGGCGGGAGTTGCATAGAGTCCGTCTTCTCTAATATCAAGATCAACAATCAAGCCAAGAGCGTTTCCGCTTTCGGGCGGCGCTGGCGATCCACCTTGAAAAGGACTAGTTGCGTGTTGCCAATCGATGATGACAGGATCATTATATTTTCGAGTGTTAAAGACTCTGACCATCTCTTCAAGAAGATCACCATCAATCTCATCACCGATATTATCCCCGCTCATTCTTGATGACACTTGACCAAGGGCCAAAGTTTTAAATGACTTACCCACTGTTAGTCCTTCGGGGATGTCATAAGATGGCTCATTAAGTGAAGTAAGTTGAACCGCCTCACCATAGGCCCTAAGACTTTTGATCATAGGCTTTGGTTGTGGTTTTGCCTTTTGCTTCTTGCGCTTAACTCTAATCTTTGCCATTTGCTCGCCTCCTTTTGATAAGTTGTTCAGTCAATGAAGACATAGCGCCACCGCTCCCGATTGAACTAGTCCGCTCAAGTGCTGAACGTTGAGCATCTTCTGGCAGGTCACCCGCTCCAAGCCGTTCTCTTATCGCTCGCTCTAGTTCATCATCAGGAGTAAGTAACCCCGCTTGAACTAGACCAGGTAACATTCCGAGTGACTCAGCTAGATCATCAGTATCAAGACCTGTATGTGTTAGCTTTGGAAGTTTGGATGGATCAACCAAGCCATAGTTCCAACGGATCAAACGGCCTATCGTGCCACCGCCTCTTCTATCAACTCCGCTCACTTGAGTAGCGACAAGGTCACATAGATTGATGGCCGCTCTTCTGAAGACACTAAGATGTATCTCGCCAACGCTTCTTGATCCTGTCTCAGTGTTTCCAAGATCTGCAAACTGAGTCAAGAATGAAGCGGCGATCTGTGAATCTGCGAGCTTAATAATGTCAAGCGGGCCTTGACTATAAAGATATGGAGAAGTCTCATAAGATGAGAACTTCACCGCTGCATTTTCTACAAGATAAGATTGCTCAGCGGCGAGAAAGCTTTGAGCTTGCGCCTCGGCATCATCAACCATAGCGTCGATATCGCCATCACTAAGACCCATTGCCTCCGCTTCACTTCGGTTCACTGTGACTTTTGGAGTAGGTATGGCCCATCGATCAAGACCAACACACATTAAGTTGCTCACTCGCTGTTTAGTTCGCCACCACCACCAAACAGGCCTCAACATTCCGACACCTTCAAAGTTTGAACCTGTCCTATTGAGTGTCAACAGTAGTAGTTTGTTGGCTGGTATTGGTTCGGGTGTGTAAGTTGTACCCACTGTGTTTTGCATAACACCATCAAGCCGTTGACTGTCTCGGCTCAACCATCGACTATGGGCGCTTGGTTCTCTGTCAGCATAGCTATCAAGCCACACTTTGATTTTGCCTTGGCTGTCAGGCCCTACTTTATAGATCTCTTCAGCGTATCGATAACCCAATGGGATAAACTCGAATAGATAGCAAAGTTGATCTTCCCAAGACATGGTCATCTGTCCGCTATAACCATCGAAACCAAATGCTTCATTTGCATATCGAGCGAGCTCATCAGCGACAGGATCATTCTCAATGCCAGGCATGAAGCGCCAGCTAGCACTTAATAAAGTTTGTCTCAACATATGCCAAGATCGGCGAACTATTGGATCAGTTCTAAGCATTTCTTCAGCTTCTTCAACCCAATTTAAACCAGTGAGAGAAGCGTTCTTCTCTTTACCTGTGATCACTCCACCGCTTATTTGAGTTCCTGTAATACCCTTGGTGGTGAATCGTGGTGAAAGTGCTCTCATATGTTTAGGAGAACGCTCATATTTGCGGTCTTGATTCATTAAGTGCTCCCTTAATGGTATAGGTGCTCTATAACAATATAAGCACTAAGAAGCAATTTTATCAATAAAAGCTTGTTCAGTATAATTTAACTGTATAGATTACAACGGTCATGCTTGCTCACCAAAACTGTTTCACCGATTTGATTAGCTTGATCCCTATCCTGTAAAACATGAGCAAGCATGACAGTTTAATCATATGCCACCTTGGTTTTATACTCCAAGTGTTTCAAAAATGGCTATCCCCTCGGTGGCTTGGAGAGTCTAAGTCAAATAGATATAAGAGTCACGCCATTCTTAATAAGATAAGTTAGGCCTTCTTGATGATCGCCTTTGGCTAATGTTGGACAGTAGACCTTAACAATGCCAGCGTGATGGATAGCTTTAGCGCACATTAAACAAGGATCGCAATTGGTCATGATCCACTTATCAAGTGTTGAGTTGCCTGTCCTGGTGGCATTAAGTATAGCGTTAAGTTCAGCATGATGACAGCCAAGATCATTCTGTGATCCGCTTATAATGTGTTTAGCTTCTCGCTCGCATACATCGCCACCACATAGCTGATCTTTTGAACCTCTTGGTGTCCCATTATATCCTTCACTTATAATAACGTTAGTTGATGGATCAATGATCAATGCTCCCACCTTGCGTCTTGGGCAAGGGGACAGGCTAGCGATTAAGTCACATTGAGCAAGCCTAACTTTAATATGTTTATTCTTGATCATTCAGCTGTTTAAGTATGTCAAACGTGGTTGGATATAGCTTCATCATTATATCTTGGATAGCTAAAGCAACTAGGCGAGTCTCTTCTTGAGCGTGATCAGTGGTACGAAGTCGAAAGAACTTGAGCCAGTTATGGAGGTTACCAGTCATCCAAAATGTGGTGTACATCGCTTGAGGCAAGATGGCTCTCGCTTGTTCTCTTGCCACACCTGTATCAAGTAAACGATTATATAAAGCGAGCGAAGCATTAATGTGTTCAGTCATTCTCTTAAGTGGAACGTCATGGTTTTCAAGTTCGCCATCACTGCATTGTAGATTTTTCTTTGATTGTGCTCTCAGTGTTGAAGGGATAAACGCTTGAAGTTCTTCGCTAGTATATCGCCTTGATACTTCATTATAAGAAAAGGTTCTATGCCTCATAATTTGCGACCTGACAAACAAAGGAACGTGAAGACGAAAGGTGATCACGCTATGCTCGAAAGGACTAGTATGGCCCTCTTTCAGTAAGAACTTAAGTAAACGCTTATCTCTGTCAGTTGGTTCAGTGTGGTCTAAGCTGTCGAGTAGAAAACTAACTCTAGCACTTTCAACCGCTCTTAGGTCATTACCCATATTATCGACCAATAGAACATGACCAATATTATCATCGTATACATTTATTCTCATTAAAAGTTCCTTGCCTTTGATCCGCCAACTTTAACTTTTCTATTACCGCCACCTTGGCGGCGTGGTGTGTACTTCTTATCTACTGCACTATCATTCCAGTTAAAAGTTATGCAGTCATATCGAAGAGCGTCAAGCGGGTCTTCTCGGCCATCCTTCTTGGGCTGCTCTTTGTTATCCCATCCGTAAGAGAGAAGTGCTTTCCTTAAACTATTGCCCGCTGATCTTTCGCCTTTGTCCCATAGCGTCTTGGTGAGTAGATACCGCTTCTCATTAAACGCTCGCTTTAATCTTTGAATACCGTTGAGCACATCAATCTTGACAGGATCAAGAGCATATCTCAAAGGAAGTCCAAGACCTCTTGGTGGGTCTTGTCTCATCACCTTAAAAGTTGAATGGCCTGTTTGATCATTGCGAGCCTTGCCCGCCTTGTCAGCCACTCCAACATCTAGCCATATTCTAGGCCCTGGTGCTTTGTCTCGCTGTGACCTTGGCCAAGCAATGGCGAGTATTAAAGTTGTTAGTTGGTCGGTGGTAACTTCTCTTGGATTGATCTCATGACAAATGACGGATGCTTCAAGTTGCTCATCATAGCAAATGATCAATACACTTGGTTTCCTGAATCCCCAATCAATGGCAATCCTGCCAGTCATGCTCTCTCTATAACTCCAACCATCGATAACATGACTTGCTTCTGTAAACTCAGAGTAGATCAATCCGCTCGGTGGTTTTGGCTTGTTCATAATCATGGCTTCACGTTCATCAGGTGGAAGCATCTTGGTTGCTTCAAACCACTCATCAGCGAGATTGTCTTGGTTGACATAGCTTGAGAACAAGAGCGGGATTAGTCCTTGCTTCTCTGACATATTGACCCACCACGCATCAACCACAGGCAGGCCAACCAGAATCAAGATTGGACTTGGCCCAGCTCTTAATCGACCAAGAGCTTTGTGAGCTACCTCTTGATTGAGCGTTTGACATTCATCGATCAAGCAGACTCCACTTGTCACATTCAATCCTTCCAGTGGATTGTGAGTCGCTTCTCTTGTGCCTGGTCGATAATACGACCGACACCAAACGCTTGAACCGTTGTTTGTATCAGTCCATCTTTTAAGCGTGTGGTTGTAAGTCCATCCAAGAGGATTCAGCCACTTCTCCATCTCTGGCATTAAAACAGAGTTGTATCTTGGAGTAGTATCAGTGACTAATAGTGACGACGTGCCAGGTCTTGTCTTGCTCAAGAATAAGATGGAGAATACAAGCGCTGAAGTCTTACCGCTACCCCATCCACACCTCGCCGCAATTATCGTATCTCGTCTTGAGATAGCGCTGATGATGTTTAGTTGAAGTTCATTTAGCTTGATGTCAGTCATGATCTATCTTATGTTGATTGAAGTTATCAACGGGTGTCATGTCAGGCCTCCTTTGTTAGCCAGGGCCGACCTCATCACTATCTGCTGTTAGTGATGAGGTTGTTTCGTTTTTAGCATGTAGCGCTTCAATCTGTTTCATCATTGATAAGACTTCAGCCGATCCATCGGATTGTTTAGTGACGTTAAGATCAACCTGCTTTAAGTCGCCATACTCCAAAGGGAATCTTTTGGATAAACGCCATGCCCATCCTCGCCAATCCATCTTATCATCTACACAGCGGTCGAGCTTTGAAAGCATAACCGCTTCACTAAAGCGAACAGCGGCCGCCACTTCTTCAGCCCACTCTTGATCATCTGATATCCAACGATAGTAAGTTGTCTCTGAGACTCCTGACTGTGTATAAGCTGCCTTGACTGTCATGCCAGTACGTAAGTTTTCCAAGAGACTATCTCTAACCGCTCGGTCTTTTGGCTTCCTGCTTGGCTTCCTGCCTGGCTTCTTATTTGGCTTCTTTCCAGCCATAATGTTCTCCAATCACTGAATGAATTGTCTGATAAAGCGCTTCACTTTCCTTTTGAAGTGGTGAGTTGTCACGATCAACAAGACGCCTTTTGATCTCACAAAGTGACTTCAAGACAAGCTCTTCACGCGCGCGTATTACATTCATTTCGCCCACTATAGCAGACTGCAAGATGTTCTTCACGTCATCCATCTTTAACACCATGCCAAGCTCTTTGGTTATCTGAAGAGCTATGTCATCAATGCTAAAGCTTCGATGGTGTAGATCTAAAACAAACGCTTGTAGTTCATCATCAGTCATAGCTTCTCCTTTGGTGGCTGTCGGTCGCATATCGATTATCCTGCAATTACATCTTCAATCCTAGAGTACTTTTTATAATACTCACGAAGCTTGGGAAACAAGAAGTGAACTGATCCAAGGAAGAGCCAAGTTAAACGCTCGGGTGAGAACGTGTCTTTGTCTTTCTTAGAACTGGGAAGACCTTTGGCGTGTTGAATTGCGCAAGGTGCATACTCTTCCCAAAAAGGCTTCACAACGTGCTCAACTATAGCGGTTTTTGGCATTGGAGTTTTTCTTTTCACTAGCTCATCATAAGCGGCGGTAACATACCCACGAAATAGATCATGGTCTTGATTTACCCAAAGAATATTACCTTGCTCACCGCTTACGCTTGGAGGCTGATAAAAGGCCGCTTGCCAAATACCATCTAACTTAAAACGTCCTTCAGCGTCTTCATTGCTTTGTCTGATGAAGCGTACTGTTGGAGACTCTTTCCGCTTTGCTTCTTGCGCTTGCCTTGCTTTTCGCTTTGCTTCTTTCTGTTCAAGCTCTTCTTTGGTGAGCGGTGGCTTTGGTGGCTTTGGTGGATTTGGCGGGTTAAGGTCAGAGTCAACAGACTCTTGGTCTGACTTAGGATTAAATAGATCATCAATAGAGTCACCACCAAGTTGATCACCTGATGAATGTGAGATTAATAAACCATTACCTGCTTTAATCTTTCGGCCATCCTTTGGAATCTTTAACCACTTATCATAGTCTTCAGCGGCCTTTGATTTTGTAATATTTGTTAGATCCTCAATCGCCACTTCAAGCAAAAGATCTTTGATCTCTTCAGGCATATTCTTCTGAAAGAAAGCTTTTAGTTCATCAATTGGAAGCGTTGTGGTTGGTTGCGCTTCTTCTGAATCTTTCCAAGATAGAGTTGATCTTGCCTCATTTGGATAAACACCACACTTTGTCTCTGTCGTGTATGCTGGTGGCTGAATCAATAGCGTGATTCTCTTTGATACCTTCTTTGACCAAAGGCCCCATGATCGACTTAAGGCCGCTCTTGATTGTGCTGTGATTGTCTCAAAGTCACCATAAAGTTCATTCTTATAAACAGTGGCCTCAGTAAACTTCTGACTTATAAGCGGTGTACGGTCAGCAGTGGTTTCCCTCTTTTCTACTGGTTTTTTTAAAAAAACCAAAAGAGTCCACTCTTTATGTTTAAGTTTCCAACTTTGCACAGTCTTTTTTAATAGTGCCTGTATAGGGTTATTTATTCTATAGGTTGACACTCCATCGGCTATTATATCACGCCCGTCTGTTTTAGGGACATTAGGTCGAACATTGTTAAAAGTTAAATATCTTGACCTTAAAAAAGCTGTGCCTTTAGTTTGCAAATGTTCAAGAGTGTTTTCTTGTGGATGATTGCCAAGCATGACTACTGCTGTACCAGTGGTGTGCTTTTTATTAAGCCTGTTGATGCTCCACCACTTCAGCCAATCAATCCCATCAATTACATAAGATCCATATTGGCGATCTATTACCTCTTGAAAGTCCACCACATGGTCAATGAACAGTTCAGCGTCTTCATCTAAATGACTGCGCCAACATTCATCACTTGTTAGTCCTTTAACACCAGCGCTCTTCTCTCCATCTTCGCTTTGATCATAGGCCATCCATATCATGAAGCCTCTTGGATGCTCTTTAGTTTGGCATAAGACAATCAAACCATATTGATTTCTTGGGAGTGCTGAGACTTTTAAGCCTACTCCAAAGTTGTCTTCTTCTCCGCCAACCTTTTTTGATGAGCTGTTCTTATTGTTGATAAGTTCCAATATTTTATCTTTTGGAATACCAGGGCCATCATCTAATCCAATGGCTTTATATATGCTTGTGGTTCGCTGTGCTAGCTTGTCATATGTAAAGCGCACATTTTGAGCACCTGCCTCAACGCTGTTTTGATAGATCTCTCTTACATATTGAGCGGGGTTCATTGTTCGGTAAGTTCGCTCAAGTCCTGCGATTACGTTCTTGTCTTCCATTTTAATCATGTCAGTTTTCCTTTGTCAGTTTATTAGTATCAGTTCCATTTACCTTTTGGCTCGATGGTTACATCAGGCGGTAGTAGGTCACCAGGTGACCGCTTCGCCATTAGCCGATATGTTCTCACATTAACGTGTTTCATTTTCTCGATTGTCTTGATTGAGCCTTCAACATAGATCCTATCATTAGGTTCAAGCTCGCCAATAGTTTCTTCAGCGAGCTTCCCATAAAGTCTTACAGTGTGTTGCTCAGGGACAACCTTGTATTCTTGACCTACTTTCCAAGTGTCTTCAGTCTGTAGTTTCACCTCCAAATATTTCGAGTATTTCGTTTGATGTGGTTTTGGGTAGCCTACTACTTTCCCGATGAGTGTTATTAAGTTGATGCTTGCCATTGAGTTCTCCTCTTAATCGTTTGAGTCTAGTTGAAAAGTAATCAGCACTCTGAGCTGCCGTTGGGAGCTGCCGTTGGGAGATGTCT